CGCGTGAAGCGCAAGATTATATTTGACCCCGCACAAGCTGACCCGGAGGCAAACCAGCGTCATCAGGTCGCTACTGCGAGTTGGTAATTATGTTTAGTTTAAAGTCCTTGTCTAACCCATTGATACTTATCTTTCCCTCGTCCACAAGACGCTTAATCGTATTACCAACCTCTAGGTTGTCGTCGTACGCCTGTGTGTGTTTTGGATCGGCTGGTAAATTGGGCATGAGCATATTGAAGGCCATCATTTTCTTGGCCATTGGAAGCTCGGGACTTTGAAGTACACGTAAAATATCTACAGGAAGCTTGGACGGATCCATTACTCTTTATTTGGGCGAATTCTTTAAATGATACCTAAGTGGACAATGATTCCTCTGTATTTCCAAGTAATATTCAACAATCAAAATATGGTTTGTTTCGAAAACGATTCCGTCTATAAACTCGGTGCCTCGTTCACCATGAGGAACATCTTGAGCATCATCGATAAGATGAGTGTTGCCATACCCCATCATGATTTCGAAGCCGAACCTATCGGTGAAGGTGGCATTCGCATGAAAGGATATACGGCAGGTGCACCATTCAAAACTATTCGTTTCAACTTTGACAATTGGCCTTGGTGTCCAGATGGTGTCGAAAATGAGGATCTCGATAGAAGATTAATTGTAAACGACTTTACTGGTAAGAAGAGATTGTATTCGAATTTTAGGTCTTTGTATGGTGCACCTGAATGGACGAAAGATGAAGTTGAGTGTGTCAATAGGATTCTCTGTGAAGAGGGGATGAAGAGAGTTAGGGCTTAGAATTCGTTATTAATATTACTGCAGGTACTGAACCCTTTGGTGGTTTTTTACAGAAAATCTTACAATCACAACAATCTTTTACCGATACACGCTGCTTTTTAGTGGCATAACAACGTGTGGGTAACATGATATCTTTGGATATGTAACGTGCTATTTGGTCAAGAAGTATCATCCTATACCTTTATCAGCGAAATTCCGTAACCCAAATCTTCGAGGATTGGATCATTCTTGTAATCAACTTGGTAATATATCTTTTTGACACCACTACTCGCGAGGGCTTTGAAGCAGTTGATACATGGATAATGTGTGATGTAGGCCACAGAATCATCGATGGAGACACCTCTCTTCGCTGCATCGGTGATGGCATTAATCTCTGCGTGAATCGTGGCTTGTTCATGACCCCAACGCACGATCGACCTATGGTCTGTACCAGCGAGGAATCCGTTGTACCCCATACTTATGAGTCTATTGTTCTTCACTATAACACATCCCACTTTTAGTCTATCACATGGAGACCGGACCGATGCCAAAGTCGCAGCTTTCATGAAGTAGTCGTTCCAAGAGATTCGTTCTTCGGGGGGAGGGGATCGCTGACGCCTCTCATCCTTGGTCATGGACATGAAACGAGGTGACGCACGGGGGCTGTCCATTTATTTCATAAAAGTTTATTTTTTTAACCTAAGTTAGAAGAATGTTATATCGAATTTGTATAAGAAAAATGAATCTAACGTATGCCCCCGAGTTATGTGAACTGTACAATAAGCATGGACTTAAACTACCGAGTTTAAAAACGGCCCAGGGTGCAGCTCTATCATGGCTTTCGCAACCTAACATGAGAGGAGGCAACGGTTGGGTCGACAGAGAAGCCGCTGAAAAGTTCTTTCGTGAACATGGAATTTCGTCCAGAGATGCTATTCAGCCATTCAATAAACCAGGTGGACAATCACTCCTTGATAAAATCGATGTAAAGGGAAAATACTCCCTTAAATTTCCATTTGTGTTTAAAGACCTCTACAAGCGTCGTGATGTTAAAATGAATGTTCTCTCGAATGGAACCAAAGAGGAACAAGTAAAAGGTGTCAAGGCTTTTCAATTCGAGATTGCTAAACGGCACATGAAAGATGTTGAAATGTTTTCCAAACTCTACGAACTGGAACACAAAAGTGATGTCTATGATAGACTGATGGGGGGAATACATAAAATCAAGGAAATTTGTGATACTATTCTCTGTGTGCCTATCGAAAAATGGCAGATAGGGCACCTTGATGCGACGAAGGGTAATCACCCAGATAATCTATACTACCAACCACCGATCCAGTCAAAGTATAGAGATAATTACATTTTCAATCCCATGTTCCAAAAGATAAAAGTTAAAGATTAAGGTAGCCTAATTTGTAATGGAAACGAATATCGTTGAGTTAGCTGATTGTATAGAGGCTATGAAAAAACTTCCCGATAGTTCTATTGATATGGTCTGCACAGATCCACCATATTTCTTAGATGGTTTAGGTAATGATTGGGACAAGAAAAAGCTAGACAAAAAGGGTTCATCTAATATGGTTAGTAATCTACCAAAGGGTATGAAATTCGATAGGAATCAATCAAAAAAGTTCTCGGAATTTTATCGTAAAGTTTCCGATGAAGTTTTTCGAGTATTGAAACCGGGTGGAGCCTTCATATCTTTCAGTAGCCCCAGGTTGTACCACTCTATGACCGTAGCTGTCGAAGATTCTGGTTTCGAAATTCGCGATATGTTAGCATGGATTTACACGCAGTCGCAGGTTAAGGCGTTTACCCAAAACCATATCATAGATAAGGACAAAAAAAGGACACCCGAGGAAAAGGAGAAGCTAAAAGAAATGTGCAAGGACTGGAGAACACCACAACTTAAACCTGCCATCGAGCCAATGTGTTTAGCAGTTAAACCCATAGAAGGTCGTTACATAGATAATTTTGAGAAATATGGCACGGGTCTAATGAACACATCCGAGGAAACGAAGGTTGATGGTAAGTTTCCCTCGAATATTATGACAACTCAAGATGAACTTTTCAATGGTATTTTCCTCGTTCCCAAGCCTAGTAAAAAGGAAAAGAGTGAATTCAATACACACCTATCTGTTAAACCCGTTGAACTCGTCGAACATCTTATCAAACTTTTCACAGTCGAGAATGCGGTGGTGCTAGATCCTTTTATGGGAAGTGGTACAACCGCAGTCGCTGCAGTATCATGTAATAGACGGTATCTAGGTTATGATATTAACCAGGAATATATAGATATTACGAATAAGAGAATCAGTGTTTAACAATATCTCCTCCGCCATTTAGCCTCTAATTCTGGAAACAACTCCCTTAGGGTTTTGAAATATGTATCGATATATCGCTTTTCTTCCTCTTCTTCTTCCGTCAATTTAACACGGTCTGGGAACATACCCAACTTTATCGTCTTAAAATGATCCAGTCTTTTATTGAAATTCTCAAAAACACGAAACGATAGTAAGGTTTCGTCTTTTATGTTTAAAACACGAATTTCTTCGTGTATTCGGTCCAGGTGAACCATCTTGTATTTAACGCAGAATTTTATCCACTGTATACCTAAGTAAATGCACTATTTACCACATTTTAAGTAAAAAGTAATATGGTGAATTTAAAAAAGATTTGGATACATGAGGTATACTATAAATCGGATGCGCGGAAAATTTACTTTCATCATACGTTCATGAATCCTGTGACAGCTCCTCATACATATGAATTTAAAATACTATGTTCTCGTATCGAGGAATACATAGACGACTACCTAAAGAAGACAGAGTGGCGCCCCTTGGTCCCGGGAAATGAGTTGGATTTTAAAGCTATAACGAAACTGGGTAACTGTGGGGCTAATGTTATTAAGACGGTCTTCAAAAATTTCAAAAGTCAACACTGCGAATGCTGTCGTTGCCCTAAAAAAAGTTTTGATAGTGCACACACGATATTAAACCGCGGGGGTGTCATGGATCTAGCTCTCGAAGCCCTTGAAGTCGGTGAGATACATTCCGTAGAAGTTCCGAGAAGGTTTGTGAAACTACATGCTAAGTATCCAGTTGTTACTTTATGTAGAGAATGTCACCTCGCAATGGATAAAATATCTAAACCTAAATAGCTTAGAGACTTTAAGTTAATGTGAGTTAAGATGCCTATTACTCATAAACGTAATGGTCAAATATCCAGAACAAACGAAACGTTTATCGAACCAACCCATTCGAGTTATTGTGTCGATCTGTTGCGCACATTTTTAGGGATGGAAGTTTGGAAACAGGTTAGGGATTTTTCAGACTTTAACGTAAGTAATTTTGGAAACGTTCAGCATTTTAGGGATGGAATTGTACGTAAAAAACATTTAAGTGAAGGTGGCTATTACCTGGTTTCATTGGGGGGTGAAAATGTAAATATGCATACAATCATATGCAAAACATTTATTCCAGAATGTGATTATTTTGGTAAAAAATTAAGTGTTGATCATATAAATCGAGTCCGTACATGCAACATACTTACAAATTTAAGGTGGGAGACCAGACAGGGGCAACGCAAAAATCAGTCATACCCTGAGACACATTCAAAGACGCGACCAATCTGGAGATGTAAATTGGATGGAACTAAGATTGACCGATATACCGGTTCAAAAGATGCCGCAAAAAAACTTTTTGATAAGATTAGTCATAATCATACAACTATAGATAGTATGACTTCTCGGATATCTGAAGCTTGTAGAGGAGTGAAAAATACTGATAATCTCTTTGGATATAAATGGTGCTTTGATGAAGAAGTGAATGCTTCTCTACCCGGAGAAGTGTGGAAAGATATACCAGTATGTATATTAGGTGACCCCAAATATAAATATGAGGCATCTACTAAAGGTAGAATCAGAACCAAGAGAAGTAAACTCATAATGAATGGTTATCGAGTGGAAGGATATAATAGATATTCTATAGCACAAAATGGAGATAGAATAACTCTAACTGTGGGAGGAAATCGAATTATTGCTACGACGTTCATACCAAACCCGAATAATTTACCGGTTGTTGATCACAAAAATGAATTAAGACATGACGACAGTGTAGAAAACCTACGATGGGCTACATATAAACAAAATGCGGAGTTTCATCACGAAGTTAATGGTAGTGCTTGGTCGGATGATCATGAACAATTACTTATGGACGCATGTAAAAAGGTAATGGTTGGTGATACTGTTGTCTGGGAGCGGTTCGTCGCACCCAATGAGATTAGTGGTAGAACACTCACAGCTATCAAGGGTAGATACTACGTGATACTTAAACGAGATTCGACACATAACCGCGACAGAAACCATTGGACTGAAGAAGAAAAACAAATTTTAAAGGAATCATTAGAAAAAGTTCTTGTTCAAGAAGTGAGTTGGAATGAATTCACTAAGCCTTGTATATTGGAGCATAGAACACTGGAAGCAATACAGTCTAGATATCGCAAACATTTACACAATGAAATATTGAGATATCCGGGTAGATGTAAAACATCATGGACTCGCGAACAAGACGAAGCTTTACTAGAAGCGTGTAAAAAGGCTTATGTACAGTACATAAATTGGGGCAAGTTTCAGATACCTGATAAACTTAAACATAGATCAAAAAACGCAATTAAAGGATGTTGGAAAAATATACGAAGGTCGTTGATTGACAACCCCAGAAAGTATAAACTATCGTAAATCCTTATCCGCCGTATAGTACGTCTTCCCCTTAGTTGCGAAGCTGTGCACCCTAGCATACCCCCACGCTTGTGGAGAGGCTCCCGGTCGGTGCCCGGTTCTCCACGCAGCGAGTCCCCTATTGTAGATGGTCTTCACAGTCTTTAGAGGAATCTTAGTAGCCTTAGCAATTTCAGGGAGGGATTTGGCTCCCGGATACATTTTCCTAAACTTTTGGGTGTAGGAGGAAGTCTTAGTTTTTTGTCCCTTGTCCGTCTTGAATCCTTTATAGTCTCGCTTGAGCATTTTCTTATAGCGTGCCTCAACTTCTCCGAGAGTTGTAAGCCCCCTGAAATATTTGAGTGGTGCATATATCTTACCTTCGGTTTTACGCAGTTGTCCAACCTTCTTGGTGATGACTGCATCAGTGAGAGGCATCTTACTTTTTCCTGGGATTTATATTTGTCATTATCACATTTCCGTTCTTATTACGGTTGTATAACTTCATATTCTCCAGTTGTCGTGATATTTCATTCACTTTATTCATCTGTATGTAATTTTTAGTTAATTTGTTAACCAATTGGGCGAGTTTCAATTTGTGCTCAGGAGTCTTTGTCCTCCTCCAAGATCGCTGGATTTTTATCGCGGCTTCTCGATCACGGTTAGTGGCTAAGTCAGACAGGTTAACCAACTGATCAATTTTTTGTTTCATTCTTTTATCGAATTCCTTACGCTTACTTATAGTTGTAAAAAACTCGGGCATTCTTATTTTTTAGTAATATTTTTATCACACAGAATATAAATGGGGCGAACGTGTTCTCTGATGATAACTGACACTACTAAACCTAAACATATTGATTTGTTTTTTAACAGTGTATGGGGAAGGTACAATGAACCGGTTAATCTTGAATTAAATACTACACACTGTAACAATGTGTCTATAAGAAGGATTCTATCTATGAAGAAGGTACTGGATCATCATAGACCAAACTCTCGTAAGTATGTGGAAAGTAGTACGATCATAGTTGGATCGCAATTCGCGCGAAGGGTCTTACAAGTTGGATTATTCCTTGTTAGACCCGAGAAACCCGTGTTTATTAAGGTCGCCCAATGAGATTTTCAATTTTTCATCGCGTATTTAGATAGTAGGTTTAACAATAGATTATTTAATGCAGTTCCTACACAATTCATTGGTCTCACAATATCACAAAAGAGAATGACTCTATATTTATCTGTATTGTTTTCGACATAATGTGGATATGAGTCGTCCCAAAGTATAACTTCTCCATCTCTCCAACTGTATGACTTACCGGCAATATTTAGAAAGCAATCATCACTATTTGGTGTTATTAATCCTAGGTGTAATCTTAAACAACCACGATGCGGTCCTTTGTGTAGCAATATTTTAGCACCCGGTTTCAAAACTGAAAACATCGCTATTCTAACATTTGGCATACTGTCAATTAGAGCTGAACTCTTTGGACATAACCTTCTCGCCTCTGGTTCTATATCATTCAGCCATTTCAGGTAGAATCTGGTCCACTCTGGTTCTGTGCGAACTATATCCTCAAAGTAGTAATCATTTTTTATGGTTTTGAAATCTTTGTATACATTTACCACTTCGTCGTGAAATATCTTAAAATTATTCTTTATATCTACAGCTTCTTTCACTATGCTTACATCGTAATAGTGTGGTCTCACGGGTATTTTTGATGTCATGACAAATATATAGTTTAATAAAAATGATAATATTTCTAATAGAAAATTAGGCGCCGCGGATTCGCGAATTGGTATACCATTCATTAATTGATATTAGTTAGAATTTTTGTGCATCCCCTATCACACAGGCTATTTAAGATATTTTATAGCCGACGCAATATTTGGGTAAATACATTTACCAAAGCGGACCCGTCCCGTTCTGGGGTTGTAGTACCCTACGTGACCATTGAAGATGGCCTTGTGAAGTTCACCCATATAAAAGATATAAGATTATAATAGTCAGTAGCGAGATGGGACTTTCGATTATTATGGGAAATATGTTTTCCGGTAAAACATCTGAACTTATTCGGCGACTTAAGCGTCTAAAAGTTATCGGGAAAGGTGTGATGATTATCAATTCCGCTAAGGATACTAGGTCCGCTGAAGAAGTCCTGAAAACGCACGACAATGTTAAGTTCAATTGTCATAAAGTGTATGACCTATTTGATATCATCGATACGGATGAATTTGAACGGGCTGATATCATAGCCATAGATGAAGCACAATTCTTTCCCAGACTCAAGAAGTTTGTAGAGTGTTGTCTTCACATTAATAAATCGGTGATATTAGCTGGTCTCGATGGTGACGCATTTCAAAGAAAGTTTGGTGAACTTACCGACTGTATTCCACTCGCATGTGATGTGACCAAGCTCTCGGCACTGTGTATGAGGTGTAAGAATGGAACATCTGGACCGTTTACAAAACGCATAGTTGATGACAGGACTCTAGAACTCATAGGTGGGAGTGATATGTATATCGCTGTATGTAGGAATCACCTATGAATATCGAGAATAAGTGTGACTCTCCGAGCGTTGTCAGTTTTTATCAGTTCATGGTATCTCGCATGGTCAAAGAGGATATCTTCACCCTCTCTGTGTATGTGTCTACCTTCAGCTGTGTATAGACTACAATCCCCATCGCCATGTATAGTCAATTGGTATCGTAGGAGTTTATTGGATTCGGCTCTATGGGGTGGTATTATCATCGGACCTTCTACAACTGCGAATGCTGCGACACTAGTATCTATACACTTAATCTGTTTAACTAAACCGTACAACAATGGGAAATTTTCAATCTTATAAAAGTAGTAGTTGTCATTTTTTTCAAACCAGGGATCGATATCATGGTAATACTTCTTATCTAGTGTAGGTGCGATACGATCAAACTCTCTGCGTATCTTATTGTAGTGCATTCTAATCAGAAAAAGCCCTGGATAATTTTTGACATGATGTTTTGATATACCGTGTATCACATCTCTGAACGTATTTGTGATACCGAGTAGAGGTCTCCCAACCTTTGTAAAATACAAGGTATCTATAGGCATTTTCAGATAATCCACGAGAATCATCACACATGGAACCAACAGGAGAGACCACATTATTTTCTCAGTAGATAATAAAAATGCCCGGATACAAGCAAGAGTCTATGGTGATCGCCAACCCTGAGCCTACCCCTGAAACTAAATCTCTCGCGGATCGTTTCAAGATGCCCTCCATCCCCACACTAACCCTCGTCCAATTTGTTCTCATCGCACTCGTTGGCCTGTATGGTTTCTCGGTCCGTAAGATGAACCGCCCCGTTCTTCTCACTATGGTGACCGGTATCGCTGTTCTCCATGCGTACGATCACATGTACCGTGTCAAGCGTGGACCTGAGCGTGACATCTTCCCCTCTTCCAAGGAGGAATACTGCTGCGGTGGTGGTTGCGGTAAGTAAATTATCTTTGTAAATTATAAGTATGCGCGTCATAGTCACTAAAAGCCCTGACAAGAAGAAAAAGTTCAGGGCGATACTAGACGACGGCAGGAGTGTTGATTTTGGTGCCAGTGGATATTCTGACTACACCAAACACAAGACTCCCTCACGTATGCGTTCCTATGTATTGCGCCATGGGGGTCATGTACCCAGACAGACCTTAGACGAACGAGATCCTAAGAAGATCCAAATGAAAATGTTAAATGTCGATCGAAGCGACAAAGAGAATTGGAAGATGAGTGGTATCGATAGTGCTGGATTCTGGTCCCGTTGGTATCTATGGAGTTATCCAACTTTTGGGGAAGTTGAAAAATTTATGTCCAAGCGATTCAATATTAAAATAACCAGACGCTAAAAAAAGTATCAGTGTATATAAAGAGTGATGATACCATTTCCATTACTTCTCATATGTAAGTTACCTCTGATAAATAAGATACCTATACCAATCTTATCTGATTATTTGAGTAATAAGAAGGGTCCTATGCCAAATACATATTTGATGTCTCATATCAGTACCATATGCACATCTTGTATATGTGTGATGCTTATGGGGTATATGATAAATAAGGCTACGTCCAGCTTTCCCCCAAAACTACCACCCCCAATGATTTTCCCTATGATTGCATGGCTATGCCTTCAGTCGTGTTCCTCAGCTTCAGTTCTCGCCACGGATGTAGTTAAAAGGCGATAAAATGTAAAAATGTTTCGATTTCACCTTGTTCAATCAATGTACCCAGGTATATTTCCCTACCTGACATCGTCAATGGATTGAATTTAGACTCTTTAAGAACCTTCTGTATCGTAACACCACTTTGATCGAATTGTAAAAGAATCTGGGAAAGTAGATCAAAGTCGAGTCTACTCACAGCAGTCACAAATTTAGATTCAGAAAACTCATATTTACCGACATTATTCTTTATTAACATGTGTATTTTTATGAATTCTTTCATTTCGGTATCTGGGTCTGAACCTATTTCATCAGCATTCAGTAAATTGCGTAGACCGGACCCTAACTTTTTTAGAAAATCTCGTTTAAGATCGTTGAGAGACATCTTACTGTTTACATCGGAATTAATTTACATACATTGAGCGTATGTAAATTAATTGTTTATTCTATTCATATTTTGTGAATGCTTACTGGTTGTTCATCTCCTTGCGAGCCTTGTTAATAGCATTCATCGCAATCTTCTTTGCCAGGTTGCGAAGCTTCTTAGCGTTGTTCAACATACCGTTAGCGTTGTTACCGGCGTTGTTGCCGCTGTTGTTGGCCCTGTTCGCGTTGTTACCATTGTTGGCCCTGTTCGCGTTGTTGCCGCTGTTGTTG